ACTGTCGCCGATCCAACCATCGCTAGTTCGATCTCGATCTGGGAAGGTGTCATCGATCTGCTCTCTTAACTGGATCGCGCACTTAGAAAGTCTGGGCTTCATTGATCACCTCTGCTGGTCTAACAAAGACATCATTAACAGGATCATAGGTATAACCAATGCCAGCGAATACGCCTCTAAAGTTATTGTTGTAACTTGTTTGAACCCAAGTTCCGCCGATATTATCTAAAAGCCATTGATGGCCTTCATCGCCATTGGGATCATTATTATCACCAACAGTTACTTGAATGACTTTATTGTTTTCATCAATCTGCGCCCAATGACTCATGCTGGATACCTTACAATAATTAGACCAGAACCACCATTACCAGCAGTTGCAGATGTTGTGCTAACGCCACCTGAACCAGAACCAGTGTTAGCTGTTGCATTACTTGATGCAGTGCTATATGAACCAGCAGTGCCACCGCCAGAACCTGCAGCACCTTGAGTTGCTGCGTTAGATGATGATCCGCCGCCGCCACCAGCAACATAACCGCCTACTCCTGTGCTTGTTGCTGTGTGCCAAGTTGAATAAGTATTCGTTCCATCGCCACCTGCACCACCGAGGCCAGTTGTCGCATTGCCATTACCGCCAACGCTACCTTTACCGCCGCCGCCACCGTTAGCAAGAAAAGTGCCATTATTTGACGTTCCACCAGCATTGCCTTGGCCAGATGTTGCGCTACCAGCTGAACCTGTCCAGCCAGCACCACCACCAGAACCACCAGTGCCACCAGTTGCGTTACCAGATTGGCTACCACCTGCACCGCCGCCGACTGCTGCAGTTAAAGATCCAAAAACTGAGTTAGTTCCATTGCCATTGCTTGTACCACCGCTGCCGATAGTTACGCTGTGAGATCCAGTTAGGCTTTGACCTGAAGCGTAATAAACGCCACCAGCACCACCACCGCCGCCGTTGTTGCGCATACCACCGCCACCACCACCAGCGACTACTAAAACTTCGCAGGTTACGGTTCCACCAGTGACAGCAAAAGTACCGTTACCTGTAAAGGTATGGTAGGTGTAGCCGCCAGATGTAACTATCGTTCCACCTGTTACAACAGGCTTAGCTGCATTGGCGATAACGCCGAAGATGGTGTTTAACATTATGCGATCGCACCCACTATGTACCAAGTGTCAGTTGCAACCTTGATACAAGCTGCTGATTTGTATTGTCCTAAAGTTGGTGCAGCCGCTGTAGATCCTGCTGAAAGAACTGTAGTAGTTCCGCTAGTTACAGCTGAGATGGTGCAAGTACCAGCACCGATGTTTAACACTGTAATTACTGTGCCCACTGGGTGAGCTACTGAAGCGTTAGTAGGGATCTTAAAAGTGTTAGCAGATGCGTTAGACATTGTTACCAGTACCTGATAACTGTCATTTAGTACTGAAGTGTATGTAGTACCAGTCTGGGCATTGAGAGTGAATGCCACTAGCCCGTTATACATGGTGCTGGTTAAAATATCTCCAGTAACCGCAGGGAATCCGTTAGCCATCTCTTACTCCTTAGTATGATAATACATTAGTGCCTAGTATCCCATAGTTTGTTCCAATTATGAAGGAATCCAATATAGGCTCTAGCGTGGTCAGTGTGGTCTTCCAGCTGTTCATTTTGATATCGTGAGATACGCCGAACACCTGCAAAGTCTTGGTTAGGGTTGATGAACCCGATTGAGTGGTCGTAATTGTCACTGGGTTAAAGTAATCTAGGCTGAGTCCAGCCACGATACCAGTGTCATAATTGTCGGTATAAAGGTCTAAAGTAATCGCATCGCATCGGATCGATGTCTCAGCCCTAGAAGCTACATAAGCTCGAGCGAAATTGAGCGCATCTGTGTCAGTCTCCATTAAAAGATTCTGAGCGTTATAAGTATGGGCAAAATACTTCTCTATGCTCGCAGCATTGCTCGCAGATTGCACACTGCCCGATACGCGAGAGACATTCGCTTGGTTAAATACCAAGGTATCATCCAAGCGCCAGACAGCATTAGAGTAGGCAATACCAGAGCCATCATCTGCAAAGACTGTGGCTGTGTCATCTACTGTGCCAGCCGTCACATTTCTATCTTGGAAGATGCAGTTACCATCGGCCGAAATGTATAAAGCGCCGTACTCTGAAGTCTCGACTGTTTGTAGGGCTGCTAAGCCTGTTCTGGCAGTTGCAGGATCTGCCATCATATTTGTCAGGCCTGTATCGATGTCACGCATACCTGAAGGCCATCCAATAGTATTTAGAATCTTATTGATTCGGCTGCCACTGGTTTCTGAAGCGACCGCGCCAGTGACTGTGCTGAGCTGAGCATTTTGAAATAGTTTGAACGCATCAACCGCTTGGATAGTAGTGTATTGCACCTCACCGACAACTTTAGGAGTTTGTGTCGTGTACGAGAGAATAAACCCTGCGAAGATGGGGTAGGTCTGGCCATTATAACTACCAGTAATCTGCACCTTACGCATTGGACTTAAAAGCGAAAAGTAGGGCGAGGCTGGATTCTGGGGATTGAAGTCACCATTGACATCGACGATGCGCATGGTCATTGTGCCAGCTTGGAACTGGTCAGCCTGAGGCGAGCGGCCTCGAACAGTTTTAATTGAATCGACTTGATTAGATACATCTACAACCACAGCGGCAGCATCTGCCAGAGCATTAATGCCGATTTGACCAGCATCAATAATCATCGGCTGGGCAAAGCCTGCTCCAGTCGAGAAGTTAATAATGGCATTGACTGTAGGGCGTGTCATGGAAGAATCGCACCTCTAGGTACTAGAGAGTAACCGTAAGATCCTGCCTCATTAACTGCCATTGTCACAGCATCGATAAAGTCTGATTGAGTAATAACTGTTGCGCTATCAGGTATCTGGATATTAACCACCTGAGTAACTCCACCTGCAGCGCCAGTCATATCAGTTAGGCCGCTATTCCAACCGCCCTCAGGCCATAGAGGCTGGCCACCTACGCCGAACTCAGGCTTTTTAGGGCCACTAGGCGGAGTAATGATTGGAGGAGTAATTGGAGTGGCTGCTAAAGCTAAGTAGTCTTTTAATCTTGCTAACTTTGCATCGTCTGCTAACTTCTGTGCGGCTGCAACTCGATCGATTACAGCCACTTGAGAAGTATATGAAAATATGTTCAAAGTAGTTTGTGCAGCTTGAACGCTGTCTAGCGAGGCTAGTTTAGCAATTAAAAGTAGATCATTCTGAGTTTTCTCAGAGTAGAAATTTTTATCTGCTAATCCGCCTGATTGCTGGATTGCAGTGTTGTATTTCTCATAAGCGGCTTGGCGAGCTGCAGCAGCTTCCTCTTCACTCATCTTAGTATTCTTAATGCGATCTAATTCATCTAGTAATAACTGGTTAATATAATCTAACTCAGTTTCACTAATAGCAATAACGCCAGCTAACTTATTAGTCTGCTGTTCCTTTGTTAGGCTATCCATCTGTTTAATAAAGGCTAGAGCCTGCTCACCGTTATCGTTTTCGATGGCCTGCATAGCCAATAGGCGTAGGCGTTCATCTTTGTCATAAGTATTCTTAAGCGCTGCTGCTAACTGGATCTTATCGATGTCGAATGTAGCAGCTGCCTTAGTTAATGCAGCCTTGGCCTTTTCTAATAAGAGGCGTTTCTTTTCGGCTTCAGCCTGTTTCTTGGCATTTGAAAGCTGTTTAGTTTGTAGTAATGCTAAGTTTTTAGCACGAGCTGCAGCATCTGCTTCTAACTTGGCTAAGCGTTTAGCTTGTTCCTCTTTAGAAATCTCTAAAGCTGTCTTAGCCTCAGGCTTAGGCTTAGGTGTTAATTTTATGCCAGCCTGAGCGCCAGCAAAGCCCATAAAGATCTCTTTAGGTAAATTCTTTAGTTTCTGAAGTAATGTAGGAATTACTCCAATAGCACCGCCTGTTGCGCGTGTAACATTAGCAATAGCAGTAGCAATAGCTTCAATAACTATCGCTGCATCACTTGCTTCACTACCGCCAGCAACAGCGGCAAAAGCATCTACCAAGCCGCCGCCGATGATTTCAGATGCGTTACTTGTAGCAACTCCTAGCACATCCATCTGATAAGAGGTAGTACCTAGATAGTCTGCAGCGGCTCCAGCTGATTGCCCTACTAATACCTTTAAGATCTCGCTAAAGGATTTTGTGCTTAATTCTGTTTTAGTTAATCCAGTATTATATTTAGATAAACCTTTAGTAATACCTACATAGCCTTTAGCCAAGTCCTCGGATACAGTGGCAAGATCGATGCCAGATCCGCGGCTGATTGTGATCGCATCATTGAGCAACTTCTGTGACTGAGTTAATGAACCTGTAGTGGTCAATAGAGCCTGAAAGGCTGGCCTCAAAATGTCATCGGCGATGCCTGCAGAGCGCTCAAGATCCGATATAAATTTGGATACATCTGCGTTAGCGAATCCGATTCCTAGATTTTCTAGGGCGCGAGATAAGCGTAGGGCTGCAGCTTAATCCTCTTGAAAGGCTTTTACAGATTGCTTGCCAAAATTAACTACTGCTGCAGTGCCATAAGCTAAGCCAAAAGTACCAGCTAAATTCTTGATACTTTTGTTTAATTTTGATGTGGCTGATTCAGCTTGCTTAAAGCCTTTAGCATCAAGTTTGGAACCAATTCGAATATCTACATTAGGATCCATTACGCCGCCTTACTTAATTTTGTAATTCTGGCTTTTGCCTTGAATTGTGTGACAGCTTTATCAATTGCTTTCATGGCAGCGCCTTCAGCTACGCCGCGGCTTTCAGCCCAAGCGCGATAGATCAAGCGACCGCGACCTTTAAGGCTAGTAGTTAATGGCACTAAGTTAGATATAAATTGCTTACCAGCATTAGGATTAGTTGAGCGGCTAACATTCTTCGCAGTGCCGCTTGCTTTCTTCCCTACCCATGGCTGGCCTTGATTGCCTTTGCGGCCTGCTGTTTCATAGATGGCTCCTACAGGTGAATTATTGAAAATCCGAGCCATGGAAGTAAAGCCATTTTTATTACGCTTGCTTACAGCAGTTGAATAACCTATGCCACGAATAATCGTATTGGCATTGTAGAAGGGGAAGCGCGCCTCTGAAAAGGAACGCGCTCCCCATCCACTCATAGGAGAATCACTAGGAACAAAGCTGCGAGCTTTCTTAACTACAGGCTTTAAGGCTTTAGTTAATTCTTTCTTTAGTTGCTTCTCCAGATCAGGAGCAAAAGAGCGTAATGCTTTTCGTAGATTAGCGTTTCCGCGAAGCTCTACGATTGGCATTTTGTATCTCCTTTGCTTTGTCCTCGTACACTTGTAATAAAGCCGTTAGCATTCTTGAATCAAGATCCAAAAGATACTGCGGCGCGACTCCCATCTCGATGCTCAATTGAGCGATCAGATATGTTATAGAGTCACGCGTTATTCGAAAGGGTCAGAATCTAGAACCTCGACTTTTTTCAAGGTATCTAGGAACTCTGTTCCGAATAACGGTAGCGTAACTCCCGTCTTTTTTAGGCATTCATAAGCTAACCAATAGACATCACTTTGCCGCTCTTGCTCACGAAAAACCTTATGAAAACCTGCACCTTTGTACGACTCAAAAGCGTACTCGATGCTAGGTGTGATCTCGTGAGTTGAGACTGTGCCATCTACTTTAGTTATTTTTAGTTGTGCCATTTTTAGCCCTTTTCTTTTAGATTAAGCGAATGTACCTGTAGTTGCGAACTCGATTGCTGAGTTGCAAGTAAATTGCACAGATGACGAATTGATATCGCCTACAGCGCCATTGATAGGTGTTAGGTTATTAACCAAAATTGTGGTGGTGTAAAGAGGATTAGTTGCAGAGACTGCAGTTCCCTTTACTGGAATGATCTTCACTGTAACGGTTGTGCCGAATGCAGCTTGAAGAATTGTTGAAGTGCCACTTGCAGCGAAATCGCCAAAAAAGTCCAAGCTCAGTGTGCCAGATTCCAAACCCTTTACGAACTTGTGAGCTGTGTCGCCAAGTGCACTAATTTCTACCTCGTCGAAGGTTTGATTAAGGGTAACGCTTGAAATTTCGGATGAGACATCGGTTGTTCCGATAATAACTCCGACTTTATTGTTTAGAAATACAGCCATTTTTTATTCCTTTTCTTTATTATCGGTTGATGCTGGTTTTGGTGCAACTGCTGGAATCTGCCCGATCTTAATCAGGAATGCTTCCAACTCTTTTTCCCATTCGGACATATTAACTCCAACTCGAGAGGATTGATAGAGACATCTCACATGACAAAAGATCGCCTGAAGCCACG